CACCAAACAGGCATGTCTTGCACTGATTCAAAGTGCCGGTATCGACCTTCCGGCCATGTATAAATTGGGTTTTCACAATAACAACTGTATTCCTTGCCCAAAGGCTACAAGCCCTGCTTATTGGGCTTTAGTGCGCAAAACACACCCGCAAGCATTTGAACGCATGGCTAAGTTATCGCGCGAACTTGGTGTACGTCTTTGCCGCATTAAAAATGTACGATCTTTCATAGATGAAATTCCGTTAGACCAATCAACTAAAGACCCGATCCAACCGGCATGTGATTTTCTTTGCCATCTTATAGAACAAGAGTTTGGTAATGCAGCATGAATTTTACCAGTACGAAAATCACCTTATTTATCGCCACAGCGACGCGATACGCGAGCTTATTAAGGATGCGCGTCCAATCAATTCTAGCTGGATTGCTGTTCCGCGTACTCTCCATAACTCTCAATTACTACGATGGCTTAATTTTCCTGTGGCGCCAGTCATGGACGCCTACGACTGGCCACACGGACCTGATATTGACCATCCGACTCAAGCGCAAAAGTTAATGTCTAATTTCCTGGTGCTGCATGCCAGGAGCTTCAATCTTTCGGACATGGGCACGATGAAAACCTTGGCCGCTCTATGGGCCGCTGATTTCATCATGCAGCAATATCCACAAGGCGAGTGCCGCTGCTTGATCAATGCGCCGCTCAATACCTTGCAACGGGTATGGGCCGATGCGCTGTTCAGCAATTTCATCAATCGCCGTTCGTTCAAGATCATTCACCATGGGGATGCGGAGAAACGACGTGAGCAACTGGCGGAGCCTGCTGATTTCTACGTTATTAATCCCGATGGTCTTAAAGTCGGCGCCAAGCTCCGACGTCGTTTTGATCTTCAGGGACTCTCATCCGACTTGTATAAGCGGACTGATATTAAGATCGCGATCATCGACGAAGCATCAGTTTATCGGGATCGAAGAACTGGACGCCATCGCGTCGCAAGCGTTCTGTATCACCCCACGCGAATGCCGTATCTTTGGTTGCTCACCGGTACCCCTACCCCTAATGCACCTACCGACGCTTATGGACTGGCGCGTCTTGTAAATGATGCCTACGGCGAATCGTACACCTCGTTCCATCGTCGTACCATGGTGCAGCTGTCGCAATTCAAATGGGTGCCGGCACGTGGCTCCTATGAAGCGGCGGCCAAGCTGCTGCAGCCTGCGATCCGCTTCGCTATCGAGGAGATTTGGGACGGCCCGCCCTGCACGGTGCAGCAACGTCATATCGACCTGACCAAGGAACAGCACGAGCTATTGAGTGACCTTAAGAATAGGTTGCATGTGCAGATCAACGGCCAAGGCATTACGCCAGCTAACGAGGCGGCGGTGCGCACTAAGGCATTACAGATCGTTCAGGGCGCCATTTACGATCATAGTCACGGCGCGCATGCCATCGATTCGAGCCCCCGGTTGCTCGCTTTAAAAGAATTAATAGAGCAAGCGACTAAGAAGGTTCTAGTTTTTGTCAGCTTGACAAGTATTGTCAATATCCTGTATAAGGAATTGACTAAGTCAGGCTATGGAGTGATCAAGCTCAATGGCGAAGTTCCCATCAAAGAACGCGAGGAGCTTATTGGCGCCTTCAGAGAGGATGAAGGTATTAGAGTCGCGGTTTGTGATCCGCAAGCAGTGGCTCACGGCATCAACCAGTTTGCCGCTGCCACAACAGTGGTCTGGTACGGACCTACGGATAAACCTGAGCTGTGGCTGCAAGGCAATAAGCGAGCACATCGCCCTGGTCAGCGCTTTCCCGTCACTATCGTGCAATTCTGCGCGACGAAGCTTGAGCGAGAGATTTTTAGAAGAATCGAAAAAGCAGAATCCCTCCAAGGCGTGATGCTGCAGTGGATCAAGGATAAGGCGCTATGAATAGACCAGAACAGCCAAACGATTTGCAGATCATCGCAAGTTATATCGCGCGGCGTGATCGCATTGCCGATCTAACCAAGGCGTTCGAGGCTGCGGTTGCACCGTACAAGCAACAGATGAAGACTTTGGAAAATGAAATGTTGCGGCGGCTGCTCGAACGCGGTGCAGAGCACTCAAATACAGAAAGCGGAACCGCGTATAAAGAAGAAACAATGCAGGTGAAATGTGAAGACAAGGAAGCTTTCCACCATTACGCTATCGATCACTATGATACATTCGGCAAAGACTTGCTGACTGCGCATGTTGGTAAAGAAGCGTTAAAATTAGTGATCGACAAATCCAAGAACGAGGCTCACCCTAATGGCGTGGTTCCGCCGGGACTCACGATTAACTTTGAAACAGTTGTCAGATTCAGGAAGGCCTAATCAGCATCACGAGAGCATGACAATGTGGCTTCAGACTTATCGGCAAGCCCGTACAGAACACGCTTTCTTGCTTCGCTGCGAGGGTCTGAAGTTTATTCAAATTGCCCCGCACATGGGCGTCAAGACCCCGCAAGAAGCTCGACGGCTGTATGAGTATTTTTCGCGTAGGTTATCCCGCGCAATGAGGCGAACAAGATTCACAATGAAGGACACTGGCAATGGTTGACGAAACTTTACCATCCCCAAATTATCTTATGGGCAATCGCCGCCAACTTGGCGTGCAATCAACCGAGGGCATGGGCGCCCCGCCGCAACCCTACATTTCGATCGAGGCGCAAAAATTCACGCTGTATGATGCCAGCGGCGCGGCTTTTGATCCGGGTAATTACGGTCCGATCTTCACCCATCTGAACCCGCAGACCAATCAGCAGGAAGCCACTCAGGGCTCACCGCAAGGTGTGTATCTCGATGCGGTGCTGTGTGACGTCAACGAGAAGATGTCCAAGGTCTATTATGCCAATGCCTATTCGCCCGGTCAGGCGACATTCACACCGCCGGATTGCTGGTCCGATAACGGCATAGCTCCATCGGTTGGCGCACGATCTCCGCAAAACGATAATTGCGCGACCTGCGAGTGGAATAAATGGGCATCAAAAATCAACGCACTGGGCAATAAAGTTAAGGCGTGTGACGACGTTAAAAAGCTCGCATGGATTGTGCCCATGCTGAACAGCGACATGGTGTTTCTATTGCGACTAAAAGGAAGCTCACATCGTGCTTGGGGGACTTACGTCGAAAAAGTCATGAAGCATCAGCTGGGTAACCGGCCGATGGACCCGACTGACATGATCACCCGAATCTACTTTGAGCCGGAAAAGATCGGCCTGCTGCAATTCCACGCCATAGGTCTGATTGATCAACGGGTTGCTGCACTGCAAGATCGAATTTGGCAGGCTCGTTCAACCGATAATCTGGTAGGCCGTAACGATCGACCGCGTGTGGCAACTGATCAGCCATCCATTAGTCAGCGCGCGGCAGTTCCATCGAACAGCGGTGCGTTGGGGCCGGCAATAACCTTTGCTCCGCCACCGGCACCCGCACCGCGCCCTGCAAACGTCGCCCCGTTCGCGCAAAACGCCACCCCGGCACCTGGACCGGTCAATGTCCAAGCTCCTCCCCAGGAGCCTCCCAGACGCAAGCGCGGGCGTCCACCTCTAGAAAACTCGGCGGGTGCAACAGGACAGTCCCAACCGCCGAGCGGCCCGGCAGTGCCCACCTCCCAAGGTTCGACTGCCGGGCCACCTAGTCCACCGGCATCCTTCGGCATTCAACAGCCAAGTGCGCCACCATCCGAGTTCGAGGATGCAATCGCCAACGCCATAAAGCCGCTGACATGAGTACGCAGTCGCGTTTGAAAGCCTGCATGAAGAATGGCAGGATGACAGTCGCCGACTTGGCTTTATGGTTCGGTCGGTCCTATCCAACTGTTCGCAACTGGGTGCAATTCGGAACCGCCCCCCATGGCCCCCGAAACGAAAAATTTCTCGCTGAACTTGCGCTACTAGAAAAGCTAATCCGTAAGCGCGAAGGGGTGCCGGTACCCTTCGAGGTGAATCACTTTGACCGCCCTGCGTACATAGAAAAGTTGCGCCATGAGCAAAACTCTCGCCTTCCTCAGTTTAATACTGCCCGATGAAGGTCTGAGATGTTGTTTCATAGCCCAGCACAAAACCAATTACTTCTTTCAAACAAACGACGAGCTTTGTGCGTTCATGCTCAAC